GTCGCGGCGTCGGTTGATCCCGATCAGTTTGACTTCGACGCATGACGCTCAACGACTACATCGTCACGACCGATTGCGTGCTCGATCCGCAAGCGCGGGCCGAGGTTAATAGCATCGTAGCGACGCTGCCGTGGTTTCCTACGGAGACGCACAATAAAGAAGGCAACTATCGTACTTGCATGATGTTTCCGGTCACGCTGGCGACGCGAGGCGTCGGCACCTTGAGCCTCACACATCGGCTCGCTGCACAGCGTCTCGACGAACTCTTTTTCGCGGCGGTAGGCGCAGCGGGAAAGTTCTATAAAGAACGCTTCAAATGGATGAAGCCGTTGGACGATACAGGATACGAAATCCTGCGCTACGAAATCGGGCAATTCTACAAAGTTCACACCGATCACTTCGAAAAAGCTCCGCGCTCTATCGCCATGTCGCTTGCGCTCAATGACGACTACGAAGGCGGGGAATTTGCGTTCTTTGAGAATGGCCACTTGCTCCGCGCCGCCGCCGGTCACGCGATCATGTTCCCCTCAAACTTCATGTACCCGCACGAAATCAAACCGGTCACGCGCGGGACGCGGCTCAGCATGATTACATGGTTTGTGTGACGTGAGCGGCAATCCAGCATTCCAAGGAAATACTTTCCAGAATAACGGGTTTCAGGCTGGCGCAATCGTCGTTGCGGCAAACTATGCTGTCGGCTCGCCGTCGTTGTCGAAGCCGCCGCTCGGTTCGGCAAGAGCGTATTCGCTCGGCTCACCAATCTTCGGCACGCCAGCGCTTTCGACGGCGGCGGCAATCGAGCAATTGCACGCCGCTTCATATTCGGTTGGCTCGCCAGTTTTCGACGTTCCGCCCTTTGCCTATCGTCTCAATCTAAGCGCGCGTCCGTTCGCTGTCGGCTCGCCAAGCTTTACGCAAGCAACGGTCGTCCAGAGCCAACGCTTGTTCGCCAACGCGATGAGCGTTTCGTCGCCGTCGTTCGACAGGCCGATGTTGGAGAGAAATTTTCAACTCCAACCGCTCGCATTTTCGATCAGCGGAATCGACGTTACAGGTCCGGTGCCGATTCTCATCGGCTTTCCGTTCGTGGGACTCGCCTACTCGCTCGATCATCCGCGCTTCGGCTTTCCGCGCCTGACGGTGCATGAAGTCTACACGCCATGGCAGCGCTCGTATTATTCGCAGTCGCAGGAAGCGGCCAAAATGCTTGGCAACTTCCTCAACTATATCTTAATGAGCTTGCCGCCAGCGCAGACGGCAGCGCGCGATAATTGCCGCCGTCTTGTGACGACGCTGCGCGACAATGCCGCTGCCGCCATTCGTGGCGAAACGCTCGGCACGGACCTACAGAATATATTCATTGCCGCCGACAGGGCTGGCTGCACGTTCGGCGGAATCGAACAAGCGCGGCTGTATTTGATGACGCAATCCGCGAGCACGTCGCTACTCTCCCAAGCGGTGATGCAAAACGCGCTGGTCATGACGCTTGCGGAAGAGTGTATGATCGTCGGGCGCATGACGTTCGTCACGCAAACCGAAGTGCAGAACATGATTCTGCACATGCGCGATGCCTTCGAGGCTGCGCGCACGCTCGGCCTCGAAGACTTGGACATCACGTACTACCAGAATATCAACGCGCTCTCCGGGCAGACGATCACGCATCTGGCGACCGTCGAGCTACAACTACCGCGCTTCATGGCTTACACCGTGGGCGCGCCGATGCCGTCGCTTTATCTTGCACAGCGCATCTATGCCGATCCGACGCGCGCGGATGAGATTTCCGACGAGAATGGTGTGATCCATCCCGCGTTCTGTCCACGGCACTTGCGCGTGCTCTCGCTGCCGCCGGTAGGGCTAAGCTTCTAAGGGGTAATCAATGGCAGACGTTCGAATCGTATCGAGCGCATCGCTGCGCGAGACGGTTGCCGACTGGCTATTGCTCAGAACGGGCAATCTAGACCAGCGGCAAGAATTGGCAAATTACGTTAAGGTCGCGTTGATGACCGACGCGTTGTCCGACGTTGCCGAGATTCGTCCCGATCCCGACAGCGATGACCGGCGCGGATGGTGGGGCGACATGGACGCGGGAATCATCTGGCGCGGCTGGCCCATAGGCACGAAAAACTGGTTGCTTGAACGGGCTAAAATCTCTGACGGCTATTCGTGGGAAGGTGACACCGTTGTGCGTGCGGAAACGTACACGCGCAATGCCGTGCAACCGCTTGTCAATATGAAAATGTGCAGCGCGGTAGAAGTGCAAGCCGAGCGCGTTGGGCGAGAGCGCATCGACGTGCGGGTCGTATTCTGGCGCGGGCCGCTCGCTGAAATCGAGCTTGTCTTTCAAGATATTTGGGCGGCGATCCCGACAGAGCCGATGTTTTCCCCGTATCAATGGCGGCCCTAATGCCTTGGCAGACTCCCACGTTGCGGCAAGTGCGCGAGATGGTGCGCAACGACATCACGACTGCGCTTGCGGGCGCGGCGGTTGTCGGCAACACCGTGCTCCGCGTCATGGCCGACGCACAAGCGGGCCTCGCACGACTCATCTTGAAGTATCTCGACTGGATAGCGACGCAGATGCTTCCAGACACCGCTACGGATGAGTGGCTTCAACGGCACGGCCAAATCTGGCTGCAAAATCTCGACGGCACCATAGGCCGCAAAGGCGCAATGCTGGCCACGGGCACGGTTGCCTTTACCGGCAATCCGGGTGTTCTCATCCCCGAAGGATTCGGACTCGTTGCCCCGAGCGGCGACACCTACGAGACGATTGAATTCCTGACGCTGCCTGACTTCGCCAACCAGCCCGCCGAAGTCGCGGTCAAGGCGCTTAATGCTGGCGCGAGTGGCAACCAACTCTCTGGCACATTGCTTGCGCCGACGACGCCATTGTACGGAGTCAGTAGCGATGTGATCGTGATCGATCTTCGCGGCGGCCTCGAAACCGAAACCGACGAACAACTTCGCCAGAGAATTTTGACGCGAATCAGAGAGCCACCTATGGGCGGCGACGCCGATGATTATTCCGCGTGGTGTATGTCTATACCATCAGTGACCCGCTGTTTCGTGGCCGCGAGGGAATTAGGAATGGGCACTGTCACGGTTCGTTTCATGGTCGATGCGTTGCGCGCCGACACGGGCGGCTTCCCGACCATGGACGACATCAACGTGGTTTACGGTTATTTGGACAAGGTGCGGCCCGTGGCAATTCGCGATTTCTATGTCGTAAGTCCGGTGCCCGAGCCCATAGATTTTCATCTTGCGCTGACCAATGACTCAATGGAGCTTCGTGGTCAGGTCGAACAATCGGTCGCGGCGATGATTACCGAGCGCGCGAAGTGCGCGCACACCGTCAACGGCCAGCTTATGCCCGGCACCACGATCATGTCGGCGTGGGTCGCGGAAGCCGTCAACCGCGTCACGCAGGATTTTGATTTGCAGATGGACGATCACCCGATGCCGCACAACGGAAGTCTCGCGGTGCTCGGCACCATTTCGTATCCGGTGCCATGACCAGCAAGAGCGTCGCCACACCTTTCGTCGATACCGATCATTTGCCGCCGTTCGATCCGGTTGTGCCGAGCCCGCCGGTCATTCCGACGCAATTGCCGTCGCCAAATCTAGCGCCCGGCCCTCCGCTTCCACATGACCGGCATATCCGGCGCGGGCAGGACGAATATTGGTGGGCGCTCTCGGCATTGCTGCCGCAGGGCATCGCTTGGCCGCGTGAGTCTGACACGGTGCTGCAAAAAGTCGTGCGCGGGCTCGCTGGCATCTTGGGCTATTGCGACTGGCGCGCGGCGGACCTGTTAGAGCGCGAGAGCGATCCGCGTCAGACCGTTGAAATGCTCGATTCGTGGGAGCGCGCGTGGGGCCTTCCCGATCCGTGCTGGTATCCGCACAAGTGGAGCATTGCCGAGCGGCAGATGCTTCTAGTGCAGCGGATGACGATTCTCGGCGCGCAGAGCCGAGAGTTTTTTTCGAACGTGGCCGTGCAGCTTGGCTATACGATCTTGGGCATCCGCGAGTATCGCCCGTTCATGGTCGGCCTTGATCGCGTTGGCGACAATCGCGGGCTAGTCGGCAATTGGACATGGGATGCGACTGCGCCACAGCCGCCAGCGCCGCCGACGACGTACACGCCAAACGCCAATGCGTTCTGCAATGCGACGGGCACGACGACTCTCATTGTCAGCGGCGCGGTCGGCACGATCACCATAGGGTCGACGCTGAGCGGCGGCATAGGCGTCGGCGCTGGCGGCGCGATGCAGCCGGACCCGCCGCCCGGCAATTTGAGGCCCGCACCGCCAACGATTCCGACGACGCCGCCGGTCACGATCACCGCGCAGCAAAGCGGACCAGCGGGCGGCAACGGCATCTATACGACCAGCGTTCCGCTGACTCTTGGCAACGCCTTGGTAATGTTTGCAGCACCGCCGGGAAGTCCGCCGCCGCCGCCGTTGGGAATGTGGAAAACAGACGGCGACGGTGCGCTCGGCCTATGGCCCGCACAAATGATGTCGCCCGAAGGGCGCTTTGTGTGGACGCTGCGCGCCGGGCTTGTGCGCCTGACGTGGTTTCGCGCCAGCAAGGGACAGGCCGGAACCGACCCGCATTTGCGGATCGCGAGATTTGAAGATTTAGAGTGCATCATTCGCCGTTGGGCACCCGCGCACACGCTAGTGCTGTTCGACTATTCCGGCGTGCTGCCCTACGGCGATCCGTTTGCCGGGACGCACACGCCATCCGAAGGGCTGACGCCCCCGGCGCTTTATGTCACGACCGATCCGATCTACACGCCGCCGCCCTACTACGCGGGGATACAGCCGTGAGTGACGAGAGAAACACAAGGGCCGCGCAATTCCCGCCGCAGTTTCCCGCTGCCGTGCCGCCGCCGGTAACTCTGTCCGCGTCAGTTTTGCCGCCGCCAAATCCGCTTGACGGCCAGCTATGGGGGAGCTTCCCGACAAGTTGGTATCAGGACGCGTTACCGGATCGTCCGTACAAAGTGGTGCTGCCGCCCACAGCGACCGCACCGCCGGTCTACACGCCGCCGCCAATGACAGAACCGCCTTATGGCGGCGGGACGCACACTTCGCTTGCCGCCGCATCGTATTCGATTGGGTCGCCAACCTTCGATCTAGTCGCGATGCGTCAACCCGTCATTGCTGGAACGGCAAATGCAAGCGCCAGCGGCTTCGCACTCGGGAGATACACCATCGCTTCCGCGTCGGGCCATGCAAGCGGCAGCGGTGTAGCGAGAGGATCATAAGCGAAAGGAAAATCCGATGGACTATTCACCGCCCTACGGAACGCCGCCGGTCCCAATCGTGATGCCGCCCGGTACGCGCAACTATTCGCGCTACGTCAACGGCAATCCAGTGACGGGCACCGAGGGCAGCATCCCCCCGAATACCGCGTTCGATGAAACGCAGATTGAGCTTCTCGAAGTGATTCAGCGAGCGGGTATCGTGCCGACGCACGGCGACCTGACTCAACTCTGGCAAGCCCTTATGGCGCTGTTCGGCCAGAAGTACATCACGTCGCCCATCGTCAAGACCGTGCATGGAGTCGGCGCGGACTTCGTTGATCTACACGCCGCGTTCCTTTGGTTGCAGCAATACGTCATCACCGCGTCGGGCTACGTGACATTCATGGTGTCGCCCGGAAAGTGGACCTACACAAGCACGGTCGAGCTTAATCACGCCAACATGAATCGCGTCGCGATCCAGGGTGCGGCGATGCCCGGTGCTTTCCCCACGCCGCCGGATTTTTCAGTCGGCGGCTATCATTCGTCCGGCGACGGCACCAATCACATCATCATGCTGCGCAGCCGCTACGGCACCGAGCTTTCGTTTACTGGCGGCGTGAGCGGTTTCGTCACGTATCACGGCACGCCGACGCTGCGCTATCTTTTGGTCACGGGGAGTCAAACCGGCGGCCATGGGCTAGATGCGCAAGCGAACACTTACTTGGACGGCTGCGCGTTTTGGGGTTTCGGCGGAAACGGAATCAATATCGAAAACTGCTACGTCGGTTCGAGCGGCGTGCCGATCACGTGCTCGTATAACGGAAGCTGCGGCATCAACAACAACGGCGGACAATTCTCGGCTGGCAATCAATACGTCTACACGAATCTCGTTTCCAACGCGACGTGTGGCCTCAACAACTTCGGCGGTCTGCAATGGCTCGGCAAGGTCTATATCGCCGGGCACGGGCCGCCCAACGGCAACGCGGCGATTCAATCGTTGCAAGGCGGACTCGTCGCCTGCAATGCTGGCAGTCAATTGCAGATCAATTACGCTGGCATGATCATCGGCGGCTGCGCGTCGATTCTTTTCGAGTATTCG